TTGACCATTGGTAACTCTACCCTTTTCACTTAACTTCTTGAATACATCTTGTATCTGTTGTTGTTCTTCTGAAGAAAATCCTTCCAAGTTACTTAAAACACTATCAACTGACTTCTTGGAAAGTTTTACTTCCTTATCAGATTTAACAACGTCCTTAATATCTGTTGATGTAGGTTCTACACTTACAGAATTATCAGTAACTTTGGAAGTTTTACGAGAATCTTTACTCATAAGATTTACTCCTTCCGATTGATTATTAGTTATATTCACAAAAGAATCTAACAATACTCAGTATTAAATAAAACAAGTATTAAATAAATAATGAAGTCATCCAAATAAAATTAAAACGTATAATAGATTTAATAATATGAACAATTACTACTTTTTTATCAAGTCTTGGGGGATTAGTTACGAGGGATGAAAATTCATTAAATTCATTATACTTAACATATATTATAGGTCATTTGATTTTCTACTTATCCATTATATGGTTTTCAACGTAATTTCTCACCCTCGACAAATCCACACCCCCGATACGGTGGGGGATAAAAGACCGACACCCAAAATCATTAAATTTTCAACATTTTTTTAAAAAATTTCCCCACCTCTCGAAAAATTGATAAATTCATTTTACCAAAATTTTTGCCAGAATTTTTCTGGAAGCCTAGGCCTAGGCTTTAATAGCTTTAGTTTAGTTTTTATTAAGCTTTATATTCTATATATTTAGCTTATAATATATATATTATATATATATACTATATATAGGGAAGAAAAACGGAAACTTCTTGAAGCTTTTTGCCGTCTAATGTAAATTAGAGTAGAGAATGACAAGCCAAATACCGATAGCAAGGAAACATTGTGCAAATTGGAACAACGGCAAGTGTTTAGGTTGTATGTTTAAAAGAGAAGATGATAAGCTGTATATCCATGTTGACAAGAAATTTGCTGGTAAACCATGTGTTGTCGATGATGGTTGTCAATATTTTGAAGAAATCGTACTGAAAGGTAAAGTATGCACATAACAATGTTCGATGATGAAACTCTACTTGTAGATGCAGAGTCATATTTTTATTTATGGTGCTGTGATTGTAGCCTTAGACATCTCGTTGTAATCGAAGCGGTGGGTAAGGGAGCTGATAAGTTCAAATCTGAAGATGGTAAAATAGCAATTGCTATGTCGAGAGACAACAAAGCAACTGAAATAGCTCGTAAAAGAGATAAAATAGTACTTTACCAACGAAAGGACAAGAAAAAGGATGCCAAGACAAAAGAAGCATAGACGTGCAGTAGTCATTCCTGACCAACACTTCCCTATTCATGACCAAGCGGCTGTAAATGTTGTTTTAAAAGCTATTGAACTTGTAAAACCCAATATTTTCATAAATCTAGGAGATGTTGGTGAGTGGGAATCCGTTTCAGCCTGGAAATACAAAAAAATTAAACAACCGCCATTGGAATATCAATTACCAATTATTGATAAAGAGATAGAAGATGTCAATAATGGACTTGATATGTTTGATAAAGTCCTAGATAAGATAAAATGTAAGGAACGGTACATATGTGCAGGTAATCATGATGAGTGGTTAGACGCTTTTGTGGAACGATATCCCTATATGAAGGATTATACCTTTAGAAAGGCTTGTAGGTGGGATGAACGAGGATATAAGTACCTACCATACAATTATCCACTTAGAATAGGTAAATTGACCTTTATTCATGGTGCCTTTGCTACGATTAACCATGCTAAGAAACATTTAGATACTTATGGTGCTAATATCGTTTATGGACATACTCACGATATCCAAAGAATGACTGGCACAAAGTTGAATGGTACGATTGGTTCTTGGAGTTTAGGTTGTTTAAAAGATATGTCAAGGGAACAAAATAAGTGGTTAAGAGGTAGATTACATAACTGGGCCCATTGTTTTGGGATTATAGATTGGTTTAGTACAGGAGATTTTAGAATGGATGTGGTTGACATTCATAAGGGAAAGACTTTCGTCTGGGGGCAGACGATAGATGGAAACAAGTAGGAGTTACTATGATTACTGTTTCCTTACTTGTCTACACTCGGAGGGGTGGCTTCGGGCACCTAATCAACAGGTTGGGAGCAGTGTAGATGAGAACAAAGACAATTTCCCGAAACCAAGAGGTGTTATACGAAAATGTAGAAGAATTTCGTAATTTTTACCCAGAAAAGGAATTAGTGTCTAATTGGAGAAATGGACAAGAAGGACAATGGGTAATGACGGATGATTTACAAGTATGTAAGATTTTAAGACGAAGTACTATGGATAATCGTAGAGGTAGGACTATAGACTACGTTAGAACGATATTAGGAACATATACAACAAATCCTAATGTTGATATGGGAGGAGTTCCTCCAAAAAATGTATATTCGTTCTCAAATAAGAAGTTTTCTAAGAAACTTCGTGAAGAACGAAAAGAACCAACAAATAATGAGTTCTTGTTTGCAAAGTATGTTGCAAAGGGAATGAGTCCCACAGAGGCTTATTTACGTGTTTTTCCTACAAATAAGAAAGAATACGCTAAAGAGACTGCTCGTGGACTGTTGAAAACTGAAAGGGTACAAAAATTGGTTACAGAAGAAATAGAAGTTATCTTAAGTGAGATTGGAGCGTCTAAGCATTATCTACTTGAGATGACAAAGAATATCATTGATAATATAGATGGTAAAGATGGAGATAAACTAAGAGCAATCGAATTAATGATGAAAATAGCTGGAATGTTCCCTAATGATAAGAAAACAGAATCATTGACTGTATTTCAAGGATTTAGTGAAGAACAGTTAAAAAAGATAAGCTCTGAAAACGTAAAGGTGTTGGCTCATGCTGAAAAAAGAATCGATGACAAACCTGACTCTACATGATTTAGGAATTCATAGTGAACTTAGTTGTTGTATCGTATGTGATAAACCATTGATTGATAGTCAAAAAGTGGTGTTGATGGATATATTCAAAGTTGTATCTGGTTGGTTATGTCCAAAATGTACATCATTATATGATTACGATGATAATCTTATAGATATTGGAGATTTAGATGTTTACTCAGATATTAAAGGGTATGCTTAAATACCGTATAGAATTTAATGGAAAACAAAGAAATAAATATTATATCAGACCTAAAGGAAAAAGATGAGGTTCTTGCGCGTTCTTATAGTGACCTTCTTTATTTTGGTAGGGCTTTTCTACCCGCTGATTTCCTTAATAAAAGCTCTTCTCCCGCCTTTCATGAAGAGGTGGGTCAAAAACTTATTGACACTAGTCCTGGCGCCCGTATATGCAATATTCTACCGAGGGGCTTTGGAAAATCCATTTTATCAAAGGCTGCTATTCTACACAAGATTTGCTTCGCGCCGAAAGGACAACGACAATTCATTGCCTGGGTAGCTGAGGAACAAGGTCAGGCTATTGACCATCTTAAATATGTTAAAAGTCATTTAGAATATAATGAGTCAATAAGATACTACTTTGGAAATCTAGCTGGGGATTCAGTTGGTAATAGATGGACTGAAAAGGATATTGTAACTACCAAAGGAGATAGGTTGATTGCTAAGGGTACTTCTCAAAGACTTCGTGGTAGAACTGAGATAGATGTTCGCTATACTGGTATTATCTTAGATGACTTTGAATCTGAATTAAATACCAAAACTCCTGAAAGAAGAGATGAAATTAAAAAATGGATTGTATCTACTGTATTTCCTGCATTAGAGGAATCTCCAGGAAAAGAAGGATGGATATGGTTATGTGGCACGATTGTTCATTATGATAGTTTCTTACAAATGGTTGTTGATGGTAGTAGATTAGCTAAGAGAGAAGAACGTAAATATCCTTGGGATGTTACATTCTACAGAGCATTACAAGATGGTCAGTCTATTTGGCCTGAACAATTCCCAATATCTAAGTTAGATTCTAAAAAACGAGAATTTATTGAAGCAGGTCTTGTAAACAAGTTTGCTCAGGAATATATGAATGATGCTCGTGATTTGTCATCAGCAGCATTTAAAACAGATAGAATACAATATCATGATGGAGCATTTAAGTCTATTGATAATTATTCCTATTTAGTAATTAGAAATGAAGCAATTCCTATTAATGTTTATATTGGAGTTGATATAGCAGCTACTGCAACACAAAATTCTGATTTTCAGGTTATAATGGTAATTGGGGTAGATTCAAATAAGAATCGATATGTATTAGAATATTATCGTGAACGTATCCCTACTTTTGACTTACCTGAACAAATTATAAAATTAGCTAGAAAATATACTCCTGTTAGAAGAGTTACGATTGAAACGGTAGCTGCTCAGGAAATGGTACGTGATATGGTTACTCGAATGGCTTCTGAGGATAGAAGATTGATACCAGGAATATTCAAAGGTGTTAAACCACCCGCAGGTATTAAAAAAGCAGATAGATTAGAAACATCGTTAGGGCCGATTGTAAATAGTAAGAAATTATATATTCGTAGAGAAATGACAGAATTGGTTGATGAGATGTTTGAACACCCTGTTCCAAAGAATGATGACCTTATGGATGGATTATATTATGCAGACTATTATTCTAAAGCTCCATTAAGTACTGCTATATCTGTTGGAGAAATGAGAGCAGGAAAGAAAAAAGGTGGCAAATTAAGAGGATATTACAACTGGATGACAGGTGGCAGACGATAATTTGGAACTTTTAGTCGATTTTAGCGTATTTCTCTTTGACATTATGCTATTTATACTTAACTTAACATCAAAGCGTAAGTCACATATATTATGGCAATAGAACAACATCCATTAGCAAAAGAAAATCAAGAGCTACATAGAAGATGGCGTGATGCTCGAGCAGACTGGGAAATAGAAGCAAGAAGCGATATTGACTTCTATCATGGTAATCATTTTACCAATGCTGAGTCTGAGGAAATGCAATCACGTAATCAAGCTGATGTTCCTATGGATAGGATATCACCAGCTATTGAAAAGCTTAAAAGTGTATTAACTGCTAAACCTCCTGTATTCACAGCTGTTCCAAGAGAAGATTCTGATGTTAAAGTTGCGTCAGCTTGGAGAACAATCTTAGGATATGTATGGCAGGTATCAAGTGGTGATGTTCATATGAAAGACGCCATTCATGATTATGCTGTAACAGGTTTGGGATATCTTTATGTTTATATCGATAATGAAGCAGATTTTGGTAAGGGTGAAGTTAAGTTCACTTCCGTTAACCCATTTCGTGTTTATGTACCACCATCATCTCGTGATAGGTTTTTTCAGGATGCTGATTCAATTATCCTATCAACAATCTTGACTGGTGAGCAAATTGTAAATCTATATCCCTTTTTAGGAGCTCAGATAGATGAAGAAACTGGAGAGGTCATTCCAGGAATAATTGAGGATATATCAACATATTCAGAAGAAGATTATCCAAACGCTCAAAATAAGAACAGTATGGTCATTAAAACTCCAGCGGAAGCGAAGGACTTAGACCATTTTAATCATGAAAAATACCAAATATTAGAAAGATTTTATAAGACCAAAGTACCATTCTACAGAGTGGTTGATTCTCGTAGTGGAGAAGAAATGGTCATGAATGAACAAGAATTTGCTGCATTTTTAGAAGAGAATCCAGGAGTGTTTGAGCGTGGATTGATGAACTTTGAAGAAGTATTGCAAACACGTATTGGTGTAGCTGCGACAGTTGGTGAGGTTTTATTATATGAATCTGTTCTCAATACTGATGTATATCCTATTGTCCCCTTACCTAATGTATGGTCTGGAACACCATATCCAAAATCGGATGTGTCAAGAACAAGGCCAATGCAAAGACTACTCAATAAGTTGTGGTCGTTAGCTTTATCACACGCTCAGGCTTCTGCTGGTTTAAAACTATTAGTTCCTTTAGGAAGTGCTGTCAATGGATTAGAACAATTAGAAAGAGATTGGGCCAATCCAAATGCGGTGATTGAGGTTGATACTTCTCAGGGAGAACCTCAT